TTGATCTCATCAAGAGTGAATGAAACAGTAGGTGTAACCTCAGTTACAACAGTTTTATCCTTGGCACGTAAACCAGAAGTACTGGAATAATGATCAAGTTTTTCAACAGCCAACGAAAATGTCAGATTGGGAGCATTCCCAAGAGCCATTTCATTGGTAAGGGCACCAGCAGAAGTCATCTGATTAAAAAACAGACGGCCTTTACCTAGTGTATAGTTTTCCGAGTTGGGTGCAATAGCCATAATGAATATCTCCTAATTAATGTCGATATTGTTCGTAACCTAAAAAAACATCTGTAAATTTGAATTCATAGATCACTGCAATTCCTACTACATGATCTAAAACTTCAACAATCTCGTTAGCCACCATAGAATAAGTATAAACCAATTCATTCCCTATGTCATCACTTTTAAACCGCTCATCTAATTCGATAGCTGCTTGAAGTTCATTTAATTTTTCTCTACCTTCAGGAAACAGATCCTTTTTATTTCCTAATCTAGTAAAGTACTCAATTTGTATAGGTAATGTAATGTCATATTTACCAGGTTTTATTAATACTTGGTCAGCTGGAGATTCATAATAGTGAATTACAGGTAGGTAACGTCCCCATTTACCCCAAACACCACCATCTCCTGCATATATTCTAGTTCCTGAAAAACCGCTTTTCAGTCTTCTTAATAATTCAGTTATAAGATCATCACGTTTTGCCATTATGACGTACCAAGATCCCTGGACCATTCATCAAAAGCTTTAGACACAATTGAACGAAAATTCTTCCTTGATTTGTCATAAGCTCTATCAGCCCAATGGTTACCTTTAATAGTATGCGCTTTTTTCAACAAGAAGATAGGATAAATCATACTCTCAGTACCTTTCTTTATGTACTGGTTACCTTTCTTACTTGTGATTAATGTACCGCCCTCCTTGTACATTACATATTTAGCACCACCACGCTTTAACAGAAATGTCCTATGATCTGGAATATCCTTTAAAGCTTGTTTCTTCTGACCAAAAGGATTAACCCATAAATCTAACGGTATGGTTAAATTCTTGACATTCTTAGCACGTATTACACCACCAAAGTTCACTATACGGGCGTATTCAGCAGCAGGCCCCTTTACATGAATTGATACTGACGGATTTCCTCTGCCTCTGCCACCTCTGCCGATATACACGCCATCAGCCATGGTACCACTTTTACCGCCCTCATTAGCGTATGCCTTTGCATTACTTTCTAAGATTTTTGCATACTCAGGAAGCACTTTTTTTTCAAAATGCTTTTGCCAAGATTTCCTACCACCTTTTTTAAACTTAGCACCAAGTATGTGTCTTAAGTTTCTTAGAATATTACCGCCTATTGAAAACTTACCAGCCATCAGTAAGTTACTCCAGAACCGTAATATACGAAAGGTGACAGTACCTCTTGTACAGCCCCTATTAAATAACCACTGTTCCCGCCTTCTAATTCAGGCATAGTAATAGCACCACTTCCAGGAGCTTGTGCTCTCATAATACCTAAATGATCTTTTCGATTGTAATTAGCAATCGTTTGCATTACCAATGCATTGTCTAATCTATAATCTTCTACAGAAGTGTCGTAGCCACCTTCATACTGAACAATCACATTATAATGATCTTCATCAGCACCAGTAGTAAAAGATGGAGACAAGTAATTCGAAGTGTCAGGTTTTAAATTAACATGATTACCAACTACAGTGTAATCAGTATCCTCAACAAGAAGATCCCCGTCCTCATTCCACACAGAATCAACTGAAGAAACTGGTGTATTTTTAAGAGCGAATTTAGGTTCTACGTCTGTATATAATTCAGTAAAAGAGAATAAAATTAATTCTCTATTAACATACCCTGTGACCTGTGCGTAAGCTAACCTTGCACAAATTTGTAATGTAGGATCCCCAATGACTAGCTCATCCGTCACTGCATCAATAATCTGCAGTGTTTGAGTAGCACTAGTAACAACTGGCGCTAAGTAACTCTCTAATTCAGCTACTTCTATCGGCATAACAGCTTAATCACTTTGCGTTAGAATCGTTCCCAAGAACTGCTTTATTACCACCACGAGGTGCTACCTTAGCTCTACCAGTAGGTTTAGCTTCCTCCTTCTCAACTTCCTCTTCCTTAGGTTCTTCTACCTTATTAACTTCCTCTTCCTTAGGCTTTGCTTTCTTAGAACCTTCAACAGTATTTACCACATGTACAAGAGTAATATGATCAGGAGCTATACGAGCACGTAGAGCATTTCCCATACGCGCTATCCATAAATCATCCTCTGTTTCAACAAATTGTCCACGGGCGAGTATAATACCGTTGATGTTGTCATAAAGCCGTTTTACAACTTCATATTGTGCCATATCAATAATCCTATAAAAAGTTAAATAAGGGCGACCCAGTATAGGCCGCCCTTATAACTATACCTCAACCTCAGCTATTAGCTGGCAGCAGTCTTGATAACCGTAAAGGCTTCAGGAACAGCCGCGCCCATCGCTTCACGCTGAAGGATACGCAGGTAAATCTTATCCTGAGCAAAACCAACATGCTCGGAACGTGCTACGGACATTTGCTGACGATCAGCAATATAGTAGTGCTGCATATTACCGAAGATCATAAACGGAGTATCAGCAGCAGAAGCAGCAATACCAGGCATGGCTTCTACTACAGTGTACGGATAACCCCAAATGGTACCAGGATCAGAACCTTGCGGAGCACTGTAGATGTATTCACCAGTAGCCTCATAAGCACTAAGATCAGATTTCCAGAACTTGGTTTGCAGCTTACGCATTACGTTAAACACCGTACGATGCATATACCATTGAGCACCTGCGCCAACAGTAGGAGTAACAGAAGCTACGACATCAGCCATGAAATCAGCATCAATGTCAGTAAAACCAGTACTACCAGAAGCAAGAGCCATACTAGTTACATCAGGATCAAACATAACACCATTAAAAGGATCAGACTCACCAGCAACATCACCAGTGAAAGCTACGCGATCCTCTTCTTTTGCAATGGCCTGAGCAAACAGAGTCATCAGCAGGTTAGCAATTTGGATAGCGGTATCAGCTAACAGTTCTGAAGTCATCGGAACCAGAGCAGCCATCTTTTTAGCAACCATCTTGAACTCACCGAATGCTGGTTGAGTTTCACTGATGGTCTTACCTTCACCGATCCAGTAGGTCTGCACACCTTGGGTAAGCTTAGGCATAACCAGTTCTTCCCGAGCCATCGGAATAACGGTACATTGTTGACGAGCAACACCGTAGGTTTCCAGCAGTTGGATTAACTGAGCCTTCCACTCTTGAGGTACCAGATAACCGCCTTCACTATCTGTGCCTTCTGTCATGTCCTTGACCATTGGGTCACGGGTAAACACGCCCTTAACAAAAGTTAAGAACTGTTTAGCATCTTCAGGATCGGTAAATCCATAAGTAGCTTTCTGACTGTAACCGGGGGTAGCGGCTATAGTCAATGCCTTAGTCTGCAGATCATGTAAAGACTGCTTCAGTACGGCTATTTCAGCTTTCTGCCCTTCAAAAGCAGATAGAGCGTCCTTCAAGGATGTTGCAAATTCCTCGAATTGTTTCATCTCGATATTCATAATTTATTTCCTCTAGAGTTCAATAATCAATGTGATTGCGTATCAGCTTGTAAGACTTGAAGAAGGCTTGAAAGCTCATTAAATCTATTTGTCAAAGCCGCTACTTCATCAGAAGTATCCTTATCGTCAGAGTCATCATCAGAATTATCTTCAGTTACCTGAGATTTGGAAGAAAGCTCTTTTATATCTTGATGCATTTCTTCAAACATGTTCACCAAGATATTCATGCGGAGCCGAATGGTCTCTTCCATCTCTTCCAAATTGCTTGTCATTTCAGCAAATAGAGATTTCACTACCTCATTAGATTCATCTGTGGATTTATCATCCGCATCATCAGAGGCATCCTTATCATCTTCGGCATCATCAGAGGTATCATCGGAAGAACTACTTAGGGTCTCTAAATAATCTTCCCAACCATCTTCTTCAATAGCTTTCAATTCTTCTTCAGTATACTCCTCACCAAATTCAGGAGTAACCTTTTCGTTATCGGCATAGTGCTTTGCCAAGTGATCGTAAACATCCTTACGATCATCCAAGTCGATACCATGGTCCTCACCTAACAGTGTAGCCATGGCACCTGTAACACCGCGCCAAACAGCAATTAGGTCACCTTTCTCGTCAACTATATGATGAGGAAGTTTGTATGCGGTAAAAGCATCAGCTTTTGCTGTATCAACCCAACCAAAACCTTTAGCAAACTTACCCCAATCCATTTTAGCTTTATCACCACTAGCATCTTCAGAAGCCCACTTAGCTAACAAAGCACGGGCTTTAGAACCGTCCCAGCTTTCTTCGACAATGGAAGTAGCATGTTTGCAAACAGCTTTCTTAACCTGACATTCGCTAAGATCATTCAGAAAAGATTTAACAGAAGTGTTCAAATTGGCAAACTTATCACCAACCTGTTGAGAAAGTAACTGCCCTTGAGCAGGAGAATGATCTGCCTCCATGTACTTACGAATTACACCTTCCGTTGCCCTCTGTAAAAGGGCTTCAGGATTCGAAGGTACTGGTACTGGACTAATCTCCAACAATTCCCACTGATGTACCAAACGTCTTGGTGTGATCGTGTACTTTGTAAGATCGAAGTCTTGTTTCTTGCCATCAGCAACCTCAACTTCAAACTTTTCAGGAGTCTCTTCATCAATCCACATGGATTTTAAAGGATACAAACCCACAGAAAAAGCAGACATAAACCCTGAGGTGTACATCTCTTCAATCTCTTTAGCGATATCAGTGTCAGCAAATTCAAAATCGAAAGTAATTTCCTTCTCATCTATGTTGATACTGAGCACCTTACCTACAGGTACGTGCCTATAATCATGAATGTGTAGCATCACAGGATTCTTCATAAAGTTCTCTGTAACACAACCTTTCGGTAAGAGAACTTCTCGGTCGCGATCTAGTGCATCTGTAGATGCAATAGCGGAATACCGCTTCTTATCGCTGCCAGAAGAATTGTCTGATGCTCCCTTAAATTTAAATGGCGCCGAGTGTTTCATAGAAAAACCTCTCACATTGGAAGATCAAGTTAATTAAAAATAAACATAATTTTATAGTGCATTAAATTCTACAGGTACAGTGGTACAGGTGCAACCAATTACATCAGACAATGCCATACCTTTTTTATGAGGATGATCTGATGAGATCATAGGAAAATACTCCTTACCTATTTCTATCTGTTTTCCATGTAAAACCTTATGTTTGTTGTCCCTACAAACCCAAGCACATTTAGAAACACCAACACAACTATAAGTTGTAAATTTCACTAATTCACGCAGACCAACAGTTAACGCAACTGCAAGTCTTTTAATAGAGTTTTTAAATCCTGCCCAAGCTATCGTGTCCCCTTCGTTCAAACCGTGAACCATACTTATAATCATAGCTTTCGAATCTTCAGTGTATTCCGATATGGCCTTCCTAATACTTATTAGGGTAGCATCATTAATGTATGATTTAACATCCGTCACGTTTTCTATAACACCTTCATTATTAACAGCCTTCATGGCTGTAAGTGAAGCCTTTATAGCATCTTCACCGATCCTTTGTAAATCTCTAACTACGATGTCTTGCCAAAGATCAGTCCAACGGTCAGGGTTTAAAGTGATACCTTTATTCATAGCAGAATCTAGCCGTTCTGTATACACCATTAAGTTCTTTTCTAATTTAACAGAGGCTTTATCTACTTCTAATTGATCTATGTTTCCGTAGAATTCTAACCACTCATCAAGCCCCTTATTCTTTTCAAGCATTCTAGGAACTGACTCTTCCTGCGGTTCTTCAGAATCATCATCCTCGTCATCATCGACTGGTTCTGGTTTATTTGGATTTACTAAAGAATCAGCTTCACCTGGAGGATTATAATACATATCCAATTCAGGGGCATTCAAAATTACAGAAATCTGTTTAGCATCATAACCCATTGTATGGTATTCTTTCGCAGCCTTTGCAAGTTCAATAGGATCACCTTTCAACCCTAACATCTGCGAAGTATCCCACGCGCACGTAACACCTGGAAATTCTTTATTTAAAATAATTGACTGTACTAAATCAGCAATCTTTTCCATTCTAGGAAGAAGTGTATTCTCCCAAAAGATCTTACGTTGTTCACGGACATTCGAATAGTTGGCATACTCAAAAATACCTACTAGTGCTGGTGGTACACCGTAGATCGAACAGATCTCTTCTCTGTTCAACTTCTTGCCCATGATGAAATCAACATCTTTAGGCGACATATTCAAAGGTGTTACATCAATATTACCTTGAAGCAACACAGCACCATGCCCACCGTCTATACCACTATAGTAATTCGTAATCTCTTTCTTGATTTCAGATTTTTGATCTTTAGTAAGACTTCCTTTTGCTTGCAACAGCAAAGGATTTTTCATACCAGTCTTAAA